GTATTACTGGTAATGGTGGGTAAATATTATGGCGATGAATCAAAATGTAGCAGCATCACCGATATTATCGGCTCGTGATTATTGGAATGACGCTGTTAATCAGTGGCAACCACTCGCACATCAAGTACCCCCAATCGGAGAATGGGATGTTTGGCTTTTACTGGGAGGTCGTGGTTCTGGTAAAACCATGGCTGGAACGCATTACGTTTTAGACCACTTACGAGCATTTGGTCGTAAAGCAAGAGTTGGTATTGGCGCACCTACGATTGCCGACGCACGAGATGTATGCGCAGAAGGTATTACTGGCTTGATTGCATTAGCCCCACATGAATTTAAGTACAATCGTTCTATCGGAGAAGCCCATCACAAAGATGGAGGATATGTAAAGTTTATGGGTTCTGAAGAACCAGCACGATGGAATGGGCCTCAATGGTCTTTATTGTGGGCTGATGAATTAGCACTTTGGAATGAAGCCAGTTGGCATCAGGCTCAGTTCGGTTTACGTCTTGGACAACACCCAAAAGCTATTGTTACAACAACCCCAAAAAATCGAAAGTTTGTACGAGCATTATCAGAAATGACAACCACGGCGACAGTTCGTGCAACGACTTATGATAATCCTACGTTATCTGAAACAGTACAGGAAAGACTGCGGCAGCAGTATGGTGGCACTAGAATAGGTAGACAAGAAATTATGGCTGAGTGGCTTGACGATGTGCCAAATGCTTTGTGGCGCAATGACATGATAAAGAGTAAGCAAATGTCAGAACTCCCTTCTCTGGAAAGAATAGTAGTAGCCATTGACCCAGCTGTTAGCGTAACTCGTGACTCAGACGAGACAGGCATCTTGGTAGTTGGGCGTTCAGGAGATGACGAGTTTTATGTATTAGCAGATTACAGCGGTAAATATAGTCCAGACGCATGGGCTGCAAAAGCAATCGATGCGTACGAAATTCATCAAGCCGACAGAATAATTGGGGAGGTGAACAATGGTGGAGATATGGTGGAACATACTCTTAGGACTATTAGGAGCAATATTCCTTATACAGCTGTTCATGCTTCGCGTGGCAAACGTGTAAGGGCAGAGCCGATAGCTGCCCTATATGAACAAGGGAGAGTCTATCATATTGGAGGATTACCTTTACTGGAAGAACAACTTGTGTCTTGGACTCCAGACAGCGTTGGAAGTCCAGACAGATTGGATGCATTAGTCTGGGGGCTAACTGATTTAAGCCAGAGAGGTAAGCCGAACATAAGGTGGATAACTATATGAGTCTAACTAGGTTAAGAATATGGTGGACTCTTATTAAGCATCCATCGAATGTGCGGATGATGTTTGCCAGTGTTATGGAGTTCATGGGAATTGCGCTCGTACTTTATGGGTTATATTTACTGCATCCTCTGGCTTTCGTTATAGGGCTGGGAGGAGTATGCCTGTTGTTAGCTCAAGGTTTATCAAGGAGGGATGAGACATGACTCTACTAAGACGCTCGCTGCAATCTCTATTCAAGGCAAATACGGAAAGACCGCCAATGGCTTTGGCTTCTGGGCATAACCTTACTGGTTTGGGAGGAGGGGCAACAATTCCCAATCAAGTATCGCAGATGCAAGCCATGACTAATACATCATGGCTGTTCTCTGTAGTAGACAGGATAGCAGCGTCTACGGCAGCAGTACCTTGGAATCTATTTAGGATAGCACCGAATGGAGAAACGCAAGTTGTACCCAAGCATCCGATTCTGGATTTATGGAGAGCAGTTAATCCCTTCTATACACGGCAAGAGTTCCTAGAAACGAGCATCCAGCACTTTGAATTAACTGGAGAGATATGGTGGCTGATAGTCAGGAATCGTGGTGGCAGACCTGTTGAAATGTGGCCTATCAGACCAGACAGGATTCGTCCTGTACCTCATCCTACTGAGTTTGTATCAGGATATATTTATACAATAGGAACTGCACAGATTCCGCTGGAGCGCAAGGACGTTATCTTTATAAGAAGACCCAGCCCCCTTGACCCATACAGAGGTATCGGAACAGTGCAGTCCATGATGATGGACATTGGGGCAGAGCAAGCTGCGTCACAATGGACTCGCAACTTCTTTAACAATGGAGCGATGCCCGGAGGTATCCTGCAGTTTGATGAAGGAATGAGCGATGCTGACTTTGAAAGGCTAGTCAGTCGATGGTCGGAACAACATCAAGGGGTTGCTAACGCACACAGGGTAGCAGTTCTGGAGCGTGGTAAATGGGTAGATAGGAAGTTCAGTCAGAGAGATATGCAGATGGATTCTCTAAGGCGATTAAGTCGTGACATTATCTTTGGTGCGTTTGGTATTCCATCATCTGTCATGGGTGTAACTGAAAGTGTGAATCGAGCCAATGCCGAAGCTGGTGATGTCATGTTTGGCAGGTGGATACTCAAGCCTAGACTGGAAAGAATTAAGCAAGCATTGAACGAACGCTTAGTTAATTTGATGGATAAGACTTTAATCCTTGATTATGCAGAACCATCACCAGAAAACAAGGAACTACATTTGAGGATTGCGGACACAGGATACAAGGGAGGATTCCTTACTCGTAACGAAAGCAGGGCGTTGTTAGGATATGGTCAAGCAGATGATGGTGGAGAAGAATTTGCATCACCTGCCCCTGCTCCTACTGCGGCAGTACAAGAAGCAATAGATTCAGCAATGATAAAAGCAGCCAGCGATATACATCCTGACGAGGTTAATGAAGAAGAAGATACGATGGAAGCACGATGGGCAAGAAGGTTCAGCAAAGAACGAGAGGAACTTATTTCGTTTCTTGAGGAGGTGGGTTAATGGAAGCCTCTGATATTGATGGATATGACTGGAATTGGGTTGATAAGTATCGGGACGAAGTTATTGAAGAACTAACGGAAGCCTATATTGCCTCTTTCATGGTATCGCTGGAATCGGACGTTGAAGTCAAACTGACTATATCAAGGGATAATGTGCAGAGGATAGCAGCGTCATGGGCAATCCTAGAAGCCGAAGAACAACTATTGGCATACTCCACTCTGACTAGGCAAGGCATTATGCAAGTTGTATCGAATTCTGTAAGGGAAGGACTTTCCGTTGGGCAGACTACGAACCTTATCAGGGATAATTTCTTGTTCAGCAAGGAGAGGGCTAGGGTTATCGCTCGAACCGAAACAGCTAGGGCATTAGGTCAAGGACAAAAGGGAGCAGCGATAGCACAGGGTAGAGACGAGAAAAGATGGATAAACTCAGGTGACATTGCAGATGCTGGCGAATGGTGTGTCGTGAACACGGACGCTGGCTGGATTCCAGCACCCGACCCATTTCCAAGTGGAGTTGATACTATTCCGCAACATCCTAACTGTCGATGTGTAGTCACATACAGAACCAAAGAACTGCACGAAATCCTAGCAGCGTTTCGATGTGAGGGTTGCAATAGATTGCTGGGCAAAGATGTTCACATGGGAACTAGAATCGTTTGCAGACATTGTAAGTCAGAGAGGGTAGCAACCGGAGGTGCGTAATGCCTGAGATTAGAGCATGGGTAGCCAAACCCAAAGGCAATATCAGGGTATACGATGGAGATACGTTTTACTCAGATACGCTAGATGTTGGCTGGGGTGCTAGTCTAAATAAACCAAAGTTCAGAATCATGGGCATTGATACTCCGGAGAAAAGCTGGAGGGCTGATACTGCCAGAGAACGAGAATTAGCGTTAGTAGCTAAGAAGTTTCTAGAAGACCTTATCTTTAACGCTAAAGATGTTCTGGTTTATAGCGAGGATGGTCGTGGTAAGTACGGCAGATGGCTTGTTAATGTAGTCTGCGATGGGGTGGATGCTGGTACTGCTTTGATTGAAGCAGGGTTAGCCAGACCTTACGATGGTGGAACTAAAGACACGACTCCGTGGTAAAGAAGACACAAAAAAAGCCTGTATCTCTACAGGCTTTAATTGTTGTGGGTTACCTCCTACACCTTAGATAGCTTACCGAAAGATGCCGTCTTGGATTTGTTGTAGGTTTCTGTCTAATTCTTCCAGCACATTGTTGATAGCTTTCATTTGGGCTAACTCTATTGTGTTATCAGGTTCTGGGAGTTTTTTGCCCCCGTTAATATAATCTTCATACAGGTCTACTTGGAGTGCCTCTAGATATTGGCGAACAAACTGATTATTTTCAACAGTAAACATCATTCACCTCTTTCCTTCTTTGACATATTAAGCGTATGCGGTTTTTGTGGAAAGTTCTATGCCGACGCGCTCTGCTATCGCAAGGAGCAGGGGGTCATCACTGTGCGATGTACAGTCATAGATGTCCCTCTGTGCAAATGTGTGATTGCAGTTCCCCCCTGCATGCTTGAGACGCTTTAAGAAGCTCGCAACTACTTGAGCTTCGTGCTTGCTTTGGCAAAAGGCGACGTATCGCTTCCCCACTATGACGCTATACCTTGTTATATAACGCCCTGCCCCCCCTAGTGATGTATCTTCGGCTTTCACTCCCTTTATGCTTATCTTTGTTTTGTCTGTCATTAGTTGACCTCCTAACCCCTTAGATTTTTTGACCCAGCCTTGGAACTGGGTCAGGGGTTTAACAGGGGCGTTACCGCCCCTGCTCCTCACCTTATGAGTAGAGGGCGAATCGAGTTACATTCATGTTTCGGAAGGACACCAGAGGCTCCACTGAGCCAAATGCATCCCATCCGTGGACTGCAACCCTGTCGGCATCTGCCCTTGTCGAGCAGATGGCCATCTGGGTCATCCCTTGACCCCATCGGACTGCCCAGTAGGGCTGCCCGAATCGGTTGGTTCCCTCAGTGATTGTTGCCATCGTGACCTCCTAAATTTACCTTATGAGCTTATTATAGTTGTGTTGTCAAGAATTGTCAACACTTTGTCATTGACATGGGGAAAAAAGTTATGCAACAATGCCTTAATTGCATAGCCCTGAGGCTCTTGAAGCCCGATTTGAGCAGCATTGATTGCCTGTTTTAGTCGGGCTTTTTGTGTGAGAGAAATATGCCATACGCAGATGAACATAGTTGTAGGTTGATTGCCCCATCGGAGTTCGAGGAATTCCGAAGGCAGAACAACTGGAAACAAATAGACGGCAAGAGGGTAGATGCTATCTTTGGAATCAAGGATGGTAATGCTCAGCTTCAAGCTATGCGTTATCCCAAAGGGTCGTGGACTACTGGCGATGCTAGAAGTCATTGTTCATCTCAAGAAGGTATATTGTTTGAGCCAGCAGTAGCACCTCAGATTAGGGAGGAGAAAATGTCTCATCGGTCAAAGTTTGTGCGACCTGAGATTAAGGTTATAGATAAGTCCGCTGGGTTGATTACGGCAGTCGTATCAACTGAGTCAGTGGACAGGGATGGCGATATAATCAGGCAAGCACACTGGGATTTGAATCACTTCAAAGCGCATCCCATTCTATTGTCGAGTCATAACTATCGGGGTCTGCAAAACCAGATTGGTGAGTGGACTTCTATGGATGTAAAAGACAGCAAGCTGGTTGGAGAAGCGAAGTATTACGTTAAAGAAGGAAACCCCGAAGCAGATTGGGGGTTCAAGTTAGCCAGCAAGGGTAGGGCTGCTTTCAGTGTCGGGTTTGTTCCTGAT